TCTGAAGTCCGCGAACGTGTACGCGCTCGTGAGAAGAGATACCGCAATTGTCCTGAAATACGTGAGCGTTATAAGGCGTATTCAAAAGTCTATCGAAGCCGTCCTGAAATTCAGGAGTTTTATCGCGCTTATCGTAAGGCATACAAAAAGCCCTATTATGCTAAAAAACGCGATAAGATATTGGAGCAACAGAAAAACTACTATAATCGTCCTGAGATTAAAGAGCGTTATCGCATTTATGGCAGAGAGTACGGTAAACGCCCTGAAGTCCGTGAACGCAACCATATACGAAGAGAGATTAGTCGAGGGTATAAGAATTCTACCAAAGGAACTTATACCATTGCACAAATCCAAGACTTACTGAAGCGTCAGCATTATTGTTGCTATTATTGTCGGCATAAACTTGAAAAAAAGCAGGGAAAGTACATTTACCATATCGATCATACTTTCCCCTTATCGCGTACCAAAGACACTAATGACCCTATTAACGATATCTCCTATCTAGTCATTGCTTGCCCAACATGCAACTTGAAAAAGGGCAACAAATTTCCTCATGAGTTTTACGAAGGGGGGCGGTTACTCTGAAGAAAACAGTAAAGCAAGCAAAGACAGAAAGCCCAAAGAATAGTAAGCCTCAACAAGAGACCATAAAAGCCTCTGCCATGTTTCACCTTTTTTGTGGATTAGGGCCAGATCGTACTCTTGAGATGTTTGCAGGACATCTATACCAAGAGCAAGCTAAACCTATACCATCAAAAGCTACAATTCTCTCGAAACTCAAAAAATGGTCATCGGCTCACGATTGGATGGAGAAAGCTAAGAAGTACGATGCTGAGATTATCAAGGAAACCACTAAACAGCATCGTATCAAGCTACAGGCCATGCTTGATACGATGAATGAGGAACAAGCAGAAGAAGCACGTGAACTACGCATTAAAGCAAAAAAGGTACTTCACAAACTTGCTGATAATATGCTGAATGATACAGAAGATGCTCCTAAACTCTATGCACGTGATGCAGTTGCCTTGTACAAGGAGTCAGTTAGTACTGAACGCCTATCTTTGGGCGACGTTACCCAAAGAACAGAGACAGAGCTAAGCGGCAATCCTGATAAGCCTATGGTCATTGAGGCTGTTTGGGGTACAGGTAGCATTGAAGGTGAGAGTGAAAATGAATAGTATGGCTCAGGGTGCGGCAATAGAACGCACTGAGGTCAATGCCAACATAGAGGGTAGCATGGTTATCGAGGCAGTTTGGGGTACTGGCATCGTGGATAGTGATACCCAACAATCTGCCAATAATCTCATTGACTTCCCAACTAAAGAAATATCGTAAGGGAGAGGGAATAATTTCATGTTCACGAAAAAAGACAGAGAAGACACAAAGAAGATCCTTGAACACTTAGAAAAGCAACAAGAAGAGATACTAGTACTCAGAGGACTTATTGACAAAATGCTGTCTCACATCGAAAAGGCAAGGGCAAGCAAGAAAGCTATTGTACCTAAGCAAGATGATAAGTAGATGTTAAGATTGTTATATAGACGTATCTTTGCTAGGCTTTTTAGACAAAGACAACCTGAGCAACTTGTTGCCATTCAAAAACCCGCTCAGTATCAGGCAATGCAAAACACTGATGAATTCGATAATGCTCTATGTGGACATTTGAGGATAGCAAGGTATCGATGGGTACCGATGGTGAGCGATTGGAACAAGGACAAAGAGAAGAAGAGGGGATAGCTAATGCAAGAGGCAAAAGAATTGTCGTTTGTTGATTATGTCAAGAGCCATGAAAACCTGAAAGCGTGTTGGATTGACGAGACTGGCAGACAAACACAAGAAAGCTATCGGCTAGCAGTGCAATTAATGAGAGACGATATTAAACATGTTGCCCCTTTATCCTTTGGTATCAAACTCAAAAATGGAACTCATATTCAATTTGCTTTTCTCAAGTTCCCTGACATGCTGAGAGGCAGGCAGATAGACTATCTAGGGTGTTCACGGCTTGTTGATAATAATGCTTATAACCAATTTATAAGACCTTGCTTGTTAGGTGGAAAGAAAAGCATTGCTATCAAGGCTTCTGGTGTCAATGCGAAACCCCTTCAAGTAGCTTATAGCCAAATAGCTTTACATCCTTCATCAAAAGAGTTTGAAGATAGACACCCTGTAGACGTTTTCAGACAAGAGTATCTAGGGGAATTTGTAAATCAAGCATTCCTGGTGTGTTGTGGTTGATGATGTGGTGTAGTGGCGGGGAAACATGCCAACTAAAATAGCGACTAAGCCTCTTAATACCTCTCGAAAAATACAAATCCGCTTGTATTCGCCCCATGCCGCTCAATGGAAGGTACATCAATCTAAAGCCCGTCATCGTGTCGTTGCTTCAGGTAGGCAGGTAGGTAAAACCCTTTTTGCAGTAAATGAACTAACAAAGTTTGGCACTGAACACAATAACGTCAATACTCTTTGGGTTTCTCCTGTTTATCGCCAGTGCAAAGTAGTTTACAGACTTCTCAAAAGAGCCTTAAAAGACATCATCACCTATCATTCTGACTCTGACCTCCGTCTAGAATTTGTCAATGGTTGGGCGCTAGATTTCTATAGCGGTACAAATGCCGATGCAATGCGAGGTAACAAGTACCATTTTGTGATTATGGATGAATGCGCAGACCTTGATGAAGATGTATGGACAAACGTTGTCTCCCCAACATTGGCAACGACAAACGGGCGTGTAGTCTTTCTTGGGACACCTAAAGGACAAAACTGGTTTTTCTTCATTTTCAATAGAGGCAATGACCCCTTGCAGACTGAATGGGAAAGCTTTACCTTCCCAACATCTGCTAACCCCTATGTTTCTGCTGAATTCATTGAACAAGCAAGAAAAACCTTACCTGAAGCCAATTTTGAACAAGAGTTTTTGGCGGTATTTCATGCTGAGAGTGCGGGAGTCTTTAGAGGCATTAATAGGTGTATTTCAGGTGAACTTGAAGAGGTCATTGAAGGACAATTCTATATCTCAGTAGCACCACAAACAGGCATTATGTACACGGTAGGATGGGATATTGCCAAATACAAAGATTTTTCGGTGATGACGGTCATGAACTGCAATACTAACCATGTCGATGCATGGTATCGCACGAATATGGTCGATTATACCGAGCAAATCAAGAGGCTCAAATTCATCACTGAGATGTACAACAATGCCTATGTGCTTCAAGACTCAACCGGAGTAGGCGACCCTGTTCTAGAGATGGTCAAGGGGGCTGGTATCACCGCTGAAGGGTATCTCTACAACAATACCAGTAAGAAGCAATTGATCGAGGGAGCACAATTAGCTATAGAGCATGTCAACGTTACTTTCCCGAATATCCCTGTACTGATAGGGGAACTCAGGACAATGCAGTATAAAATGTTGCCCTCTCGATTGATTAGTTATGAAGCCCCCAAAGGATACTTTGATGATGCCGTGAACTCCCTGGCATTGTCAATTCACGCCTCTTCTAATGGTGGCCCTATCCCTATTGAGATTGCAGCACATGACCCTGAGTTAATGCCAGTAAAAGACTATGCCAACGATGAACTACTAGAACGGCAATTAAGGATACAAGATATGCTGAGTAGTATAGAGGGTCGTGATGTTGAGTTAGTGGCGACGTTTGGAGGGTAGTAGATGACACATGTAACGGTTATCAGAGATGACAGAGACTTGATAAAGTATCAGCCTGGGGAGATAGGAAAGCCATTTCAAAATCAACCTGTCAAAGAAAGTTCTTACTGGTTTATAGGTTGTCCTAATCTTCAATGTGGCGGTTATGGCAATCTTGGAAATCATGAAGTTATAGAGACACAAGGAATGATAACCATTAGTCCTTCAATACTATGTGGGTGTGGCGCTCACTACTTTATTGTCAATAATGAAATCCAATGGTGCTAAATGGCTGATAGATTAACGCATGTAACAGTTATCAAAGATAAGCGTAGCCTTGGTGATTATAAGCCGGGAGAAATAGGGCAACCATTTCAACAAGAAGCTACATGGTACATTGCTTGTCCTTCTTGCGGTGGTAGAGGTAGCCTTGCAAATCATCAAGTAACTGAAAATGAAGACAAAACTATCACCATTAGCCCTTCATTGCTTTGTTATGGAAGCATAATGAATAAATGTTCTGCCCACTACTTTATTGTCAATAATGAAATCCGATGGTGCTAATATGAGTAAAAGAACTGGCAAAAAGAAATATCACGGTCAAGTAGCTACAAAACGACAACAAAAAGCACAATACAATTCTCCTGAGCTTCAAGAAGCATATCGTCAATTCATGGCTGAACTCGCAAAAGCCAAAGAGCAACAACAAGGAGTACCGGACTACGCCATAGATGTTGCTAAAGCCGCTCAGGTCATCGCTACCCATCCTCAACTAGCCCATACCCTTGATGCTATTCGACAACGGCAAGATGCCACTAAGGACTTACTGAACATGTATTCAAGCCCTACGGGGAACTCACCACAAGCTGAGAACCTCAATGGTTCGCGTTGGGCTGGTGACATCAATGAACCTTCAGCAGTGCCTAATGCCAAGATGTTACGGCGTTGGGCTGATGAAAACGAGTGGGTACGCGCTGGGATTAACATCCGTAGGAAGCAAGTAGAGGGTATGCACCCGATGTGTGTACCGATAGACCCTAAGAAGAGGTTTGATAAGAAGGTTCAGCAAAAAGTACAGAACTTGCTCAATCAACCTAACGAGCTTAGGGACTCGTGGCGTACATTGATTGGCCCGGCCCTTGAGGATATTCTTGTGCTTGATCGTGGCGCTTTACTGAAGAACATGACGCTAGCTCGTGAACCTGTTGGCTTGTACGCTGAAGACGGTAGTTGCATCCGTATCTATCCTAATTGGTCAGGAGACCCCAAAGAACCTCGTTACCTCTATGTTTCACCTGATGGTAAGAAGAAAAAGCCATTAAGAAACGATGAATGCATTTGTATTATTGACAACTCTGCTAATTATCGTTATGGCTTATCGCCTATCCAGATACTTCAAAGGACGATTGAGGCTGACTTAGAGGCTACAGCACAAGCCGCGCAATTCGTAGGCAAGAAACCACCCCCTAATGCTATCCAGATACCCAAGGCAGGCCCACAAGCAATTAAGGACATTGCCGCTAACTATGAGGCCAAGATAGCTGGCAAAAAAGGTACTTTCTTCTTTGGTGGGCCGGAAGTTGCTCACCTGTTCCCTCTTGTATGGAGTGCCAAGGAAAATCAATGGTTGGAGTGGCAAACATATCTAGCCCGTAAAATCGCTATTATCCTCATGTTGTCACCTCAAAAGTTTGGCTTCATGAACGATGTCAATAGAGCCAATGCAGAGGTACAGAATGACATTGATGAGGATAGAGGATTAATACCGCTATTGTTACTTATTGAAGAGTATCTTAATCGAGAATTTCTGAGTGACTTTGCACCAAAGACAGCGGATGATAAGACAAACATTGAGGCTATCAATCTCAAGGTTATTTTCCCTGAAGTCACTGAAGCGGCTCGTAGGTTACACCTCAAGGAGTCAGGGGCAATCATTAATGAAGCTATGCCTGGATTGCCACATATGACCATCAACATGGCCTTACAGATGATTGGTGAAGCACCCGTTGATGGTGGCGATACCTTCTACGTCAACACAGCAACCGGCCCGGTGAAGTGGCTATCCTACGATGAACCACTTACAGAGATGCCACAAAACAAAGAGCCTGAACCAACAACAGAACCGCCACAAAATAATCCTGATGATAATGTTCCACCTAAAGGCAAGCAACAGAAGTACATGTACTTCGATGCTAGATTGCCGTGTATGG